CTGGAAAATTTGAATCATCTTGATTCAGTTTGCTTCAAAGAATATGCCGCAATGGTCTATGATTCTAATATCAATTATTGGTATCGCGGAATCAATAAGCCTGATAACACCGATGTTAATTCGAGCGGTTATGATATTTTTGATGAGCATTCTCTTGATCTTATTAAAGACATTTCGCATCGGCGTCTAACCGGTCATGCTGGCCAGGATGCGCTAAATGAATTGTACGCCAATATGAATTACGAGTCTCGGGTACTTTTGGAATATCTGCTTGATCGAGATATTCGTGCCGGTGTAACTCAAACCACCTTTGTCAAAATTTGGCCTGATAAAGCGGCGTTTCATGAATTTAAAATCATGCGATGCGATGAATATAACGAAAAAACTGCAAAAAATATCAAATGGCCGGCAATGGCTCAAATCAAATACGACGCTGCTCGAGTTATTGTCATCGTAACAAATAACACGGTCGCTTATCGTACTCGTAATGGCAAGTTTTACGATATTGAAAATGCCGAGCTGGATAATGAATTCTTGATGCTGGCTCGAAAACTGTCGGTTGATCCTGAGAATCAACAATACGTTTTTGACGGTGAGCTGTATCAAATTGATCCAACCACTGCTAAGCCATTGTCCAGACAAGTTTCAAACGGCGTGGCGACTAAGCTTATCCGAGGAACTGCGTCCGCGAAAGAGCAGAGTCAAATTGGTATTACTCTTTGGGATGTTGTTGATCACGCTGAATTTAAAAATGGTCTGTCCAAGCGAGTTCAGAGCGATCGATTTGAAACACTCAAAGGCGCATTTAATCAGGACGGGTTGGTTCGGGTTAAGCTAACCGAATATAGAACTGTAAAAAATGAAGACGAAGCTCTTAATTATGCAGCAGAAGCCATGAAGCGCGGCGAAGAAGGCATTATTGTAAAAGACTTGAAAGGTATTTACGAGCATAAACGCTCTAAATCGTCTTTGAAAATTAAAGCAGTAATTGATAACGAGTTTGTTATCACAGGGTTTGAATACGGAAAAGGCAAATATGAAAACATGATTGGAGCTCTTTGCTGCGAATCTGCTGACGGATCAGTCAAGTTTAATGTTGGATCCGGATTGACGGATAGTGATCGAACCGAGCTGCTCAATGAATCTATTGTCGGAAAGATCGTGACTGTCCGGCACAACGGGAAGATTCCGAATTCAAACGGAACTGGATTCACACTCTTCCTGCCAAGATTCGTTGAAATCCGTCACGACAAAAATGAGGCGGACACAATTTAAAAATTGCTAACAGCATTCTCGTTAAATATTCACATACGGAATTACATTAACGAGAATGCTTTAGAATGGCATCATTTGCAACACTTATTGGACAAAAATTTCCAGAAATAGGTCAAATCGGCGCGCCGCAGATTAATTCTTTGGGCGGTCTTGTTAATGCAAAAGCTACTGAAACAGTTAATTCTGCTATAAGTTCAATTCAATCTAAGCTGCCTGCCAATAAATTTGGCAGACTTGCTTCTAATGAACTAACTAAGTTTCAAACATCTCTGAATGCATCAATAACAAATCGAATCAATGATGGCCTTCAGAAGTTACACATTTCTTCAATAGGGTCTATCTCTCAGGCCGATTTTCAAATTCAGACTCCAAATTTTTCTAATATTCTTCATTTTATTGGAGCAACAACTAATCCTGCACACTTTGACCGAACCAGTCATGAATATTCGCTGGCAAACATCGGATCGAATCCGCTCGTATTAACGGGCTTCGATAATAGTTTATCGCAAAACATTTACGCGAATAGTGCAAACCAACTCGGGCTAGTTAATAAGGCTGCTGCGACATCGAGTGTATCTAATTCTCCTCAGGCAGTCATGAATTATGATGCTTTAACTCAATCTGGTAGAGCTAAAGACGGAGAGACTAATTATTGGAGATGGCCGCTAAGAAGTGATAAAGACAATACAAATAACTATTTTTGTATTATGAAAATCACCGCATTCAAATATTGCTATGACGCAAATGATATATCTGGAAATAAAAGAATGCTTGATGCTGAAAATGCATCTAAAATTAAAAAAATGTACACAATTGAACTTCCAATGCCGTCAGGTCTACCATCTGTGTTTAGTTCGTCTTATGAGCCATATTCCTCAGTTTGGTCAAAATTAGTTAGATCATTCGGAGGCAATGCAGCAGATTTAAAAGCAATTCCAACAGATCCAGAGGGAATTACTAGTGCTGTAAGCAATATTCTTGGAGATCCTCAATTAGCCGTAGATGCTCTTAAAACCGGTACTCTCGCGGGTCTGTTTACTGGTCTAACCGGCGGCGGATGGGATAAAGCTGTTGGCGACGGCGCAACAGAAGCTATGAATTATATTCGAGTTAACGGCGGCATTACTGTTAATCCGATGTCCCAACAAGCATATACTGGAACCGCAATTAGAGAGCATTTATTCGAATTCAATATGGCTCCTAGGAATAAGCGTGAGCAAGAGCAAATTTTTCAAATCATCAGCCACTTGGAAGATTCATCTTTGGGCACCAAAAAGGATGGCGTCGGTGGATTGTTGCTAAATTTCCCCGATTTGTTTAACGTGCAATTCTTGTCCCCGTTTGGTAAACCTATTATGGGAATGATCGAAATTCCCGATTCATTCCTGAGTGAAGTCTCCGTTGTTAGGTCTCCGACCCGCGGAATATTTCAAATTACGCAAGATGAAAATCCGTATCCCATTGCATATACCCTTAGCTTTAAATTATTAGAAGCTCAGAATCTGACTAGAAACGATATGAAATATCTTCGTCAAACTGAAATTTATCAAACTTATAACCCGAACGAAGAAAAAGATCCTAATTTTGATATTACTAAGCTGCTTCAAAACTCTCAGGGAGATTCCGGATCAACTACGCCATCTCCTAGTACGGGTGGTCAAGAAGGTCAGCCGGATCCGAATGGATCAACTTCAACCGGAACTGCCGGATTAGTTCCTGATCAAGGTGGCCAAGGACCAACTACACAAAATCCTCCGGATAATACTCAGCAAAGAGTTGAATCGGCTACTGATAATGCTCAAAATCCACCACGATAAAGAATTATAAGAATGCTTAATTACTTTGAAAATTTTCCGAAAATTCATTATCCTATCGATGGTCAAGTAGGATCTAAAGAAGTATTGACAACCGATATGACGGTTAGATTTAAGATTGTGGAATCAATTATTAAAACTAATCCAGATTCATATTATGACTATTATTGGAATGACGAAGATCGAGTTGATATTGTTGCTCAAAAATACTATGGAGATTCTCGTTTATCTTGGGTTGTTATGATGTCAAGTCAGATTTTTGACTGGATTTACGATTTGCCATTGAATTCAAAAGATTTGCATTTATATCTTCAGAAGAAATATGAAGTTGCAAACGCGATTGATTTGAAAGAGGTCACGCATCACTACGAAGACTTTCTAGGAGTTAGATTAGATAAAGCAACGCATGACAATCTTCCCGTAGCGTATAGAAGAGCTGTTAGCATATATGACTATGAACATGCGCTAAATGAATCTAAAAGAAACGTTAAATTGATTTCTAAAATTTACATCAACTATCTTTTAGCTGAATTTGAAAACAATCTTCAATCCATTAAAAACACCAGAGCGTTGATAAAATACGATGGCATCTAATATTGAAAATAAAGATTATCATGCTGGATTCATTGAAATTGTTGATATTATTTTAACAAATCAATGGGGAAAGAAAACTTCATTGCTTCCATTCTTTATTGAGATGAATATCCAAGAAGATATTTTTATGCCCGTCATTCACGGAAATATGACACTTGTCGATTCGGTGGATTTATATTCTACGTTTCCGATTATTGGTGAGGAAGAATTAACGATCAAATATAAAGACTATGTGTCCGATGTTGTGACTCAGAAATTTTATGTCTATTCGGTCCCCAATAAAGAATTTGCGAACGAAAAAACGTCAACATACATATTAGAATTTTGTTCTGAAGAATTGCTGATGAGCAAATCGATCCGGTATTCTAAATCATATCAGAAAATGCTTGCGTCTGATATAGTTGCCGACGCATTTTCTCGATTAAAATCTGATAAGAAAATTACTGTAGCAAAAACTGTTGGTCTTCAGAATTACATCTCAACTTATTTGAGTCCATTCGAAGTCATTAGCAGCATGACTTCTAGATCAATTTCTGCTAAAAACGAAAAAGGATCATTTCTGTTTTTTGAAAATTCTTCTGGATTCTATTATGAAAGTATCGAAACGCTGATTCAAAAGCCTGCACTCAAATATTATATTGGAGATGCTTCTATTAAGTCGAATGTGGGTCGAATGTTTGTGATCAAAAACTACAGATATGAATCTCCTGCGAATAAATTGAATAACATGCTTACGGGTACCCACGGAGTTAAAATTAAAACTCTGGACTTGCTAAACCGAAAAATGACCGAAGATAATTCTTACGACCACTTTGGCGATCAGTACAAAGAGATTAAAAGAATTAACTCAGAAAATCCAGACTTGAAAACAACTACAGAAAAATTCAAATTCAAGTCGAATGATTCTGTCTATAAGATTGTAATTCAACATCCAGAAAATGCATCAACCAAGAATGACGTTCTCGCTAAACGGTATAATATTTTGACAAGCTATCGAAATGGCCCGAAAATTCATGCGGAATTGCCATTCAATGCAACTATCGCGGTCGGCGATATGGTTGATATTACAATACCTAAATCGAATGTCAAACAAGAATCTGATATTATTGAATACGACAAGTATATTCAAGGAAAATATCTAGTCACTGCACTAAGAAAATTGATCCGCCAAGGCGATTCAGTTGTTATTGCGGAGTTTTCCAAAGATACATATACTAAATCAATTAAAGAAAATATTGAAAAAGAGCGATCAATATAATGGAAAGAAAATCTCATAACGTCGCAGGCGATTCAGGATTTTATCATTTTTATGGCGTAGTTGAAAATCGAAATGATCCATTGAAACTAGGTCGGCTTCAGGTTCGGATATATGGAAAACATTCTGAAAATTTATCAGAAATTCCAACAGAACATTTACCTTGGGCTCAAGTTGCTATTCCATTAACATCTGCTCCGAATGCTATGCCAAATGTCTGGGATGGTGCTACCGTATTTGGATTTTTCGCGGATGGTATTGATCAACAAATTCCTATTATTACCCACCAGTTATCCGTGAATGGAAACTCAGTTATTGATTCTCCTGGTAAAAAATCGACAGGTTTTCAAGACCAACGAGAAGTTTATGCAGCAAAACCGCCGAATTCCGAAAAGTCTCCAATGGGAATCAATACATCTAAAAACGCGGAAGGCTTTCCATATACTCATTTAGAACACACTGAATCTGGTCATATTATTGGCCACTCTGATGAACCCGGCAAAGAATCTATTCTATTGATGCACAGAAGTGGATCCTATATTAAAATAAATCCAAACGGATCTATTAATGTGTATTCAAAGGGTGACATAAATTTTGAAACTGAATCGAATATAAACTTTAAGGTGAAAAAGGCTTTTAATATTCTCGCAAAACAATTTAAGTATAAGAGATTAGCGTAAGATGGTTATCAAAAAATATATCAAATTTAATTCAATGCTAACCGGATGGAACTCGACAATTAAAATTTGTTTAGTTGATTCGTCTTACGTGTTTACCAATAATAATACATTTGCGCAGATTTCAAGCCATATTATTGCAACAAACACAATTGAAAATCCAACAAAAACTCAAGTAAGCCCATCGACTTACGTTTTTGATGCCTCTGATGCAATTTTTGCCAATCCATTGAAAAAGACTGTTGGATCTATTTTAGTATACGGATCAGGAAGTATTAATATTCCGTATATGCTAATAACTGAATTAGACGGTCTTCCGATTAGTTCTGAATTCGTGATTGTCAATTTTTCTAATGGATTCAATAAGATATTTTCTCAAACTGGGTCTAATACAGTTTTTGGCAATATCATTGTTGGTTCGTATGATGCTAAGCAGCCAGTTATTCCAGAAGAAACTATCTCTCGTTCAAATGTGAATCTTCCTGGCGAATTAGAACTCGACAAAAACAAATTGCAGAGTCGAACTTCAATATATAAAGACGTGTCAATCACTGGAAAGCCTCATCCACTGACCGGAGATATTGCCGTCGTATCTGGGATCGCTGCCATCAATCAATCTCTAAAGATTATTATGACATCTATGCTATTCGAGCGACCGTATACGTCCTACGATATTTCCGCAAACATTCATAAGTATCTGTTCGATATAAATGATTCGTTCACCCGAAAAAACATTGCAGATGAAATTTCAATTCACCTTGCAAACCATGAGCCACGCATTAATGTTTTAAATATAGACATTGAAAGTATTCTAGAAAAATACCAAGTCAAAATTTCAGTTACCTACAATATCAAAATTGTTAATGAAACATCAACGTTTATTATATTTCTAGATCGCGCCTAACATATACGAGAATTTTATAAATGCCGACGTCAAATAGTGTAAATTCTTTACCGATTCCGTCTCCAGATTTTACATCAATTAAAGAGTCTTTGAAAGTATTTTTAAAATCTCAAGATACTTTAAAAGATTATGACTTTGACGGAGCTGCATTAAATGTTATTTTAGACTTACTGTCTTATAATACGCATTTAAATTCATTTTGGCTAAATATGGTTGCTAATGAGCAGCATTTAGTTAGCGCAATTAAGCGTCAGAATATCATTTCAAACGCATCGAAGCTTGGTTATCGGCCAACATCCGCTAAATCCGCATTTTCTGATATTGTAGTGACATTTAATGCCGGGCCAACTGTAACAGAAGATGTTGTCCTAATTCCGGCAGGAACTACATTTCTGTCGTCGACTAATGCATCATCATATGTTTTTAACACAATGCGAGACTATGTCGCGACTAAAGATCCGACCACTGGAAAATATGTCTCCGACACAATGCGAATTTATGAAGGCAGATTATTGATTCATGAATATCGGGTAGTTACGCAAAAACAATTCGGAGAAATTGACACAACTGATGACGTAACATTAACCGGAGTTTCAGTTCCTAATTTAAACGTTGATACTAGTCTATTATCTGTCTATGTTGATGATTCTACAGATAATATCAGTGACTTTGAAGAATATACACTATATGAAAAAGATTCGTTAGCAATTTCTAAAGATTCTAGATATTACTTTTTAAGCGAAGACGAATTTGGTTATCCGAAAATCACATTCGGCGATGGTGTCTTAGGCAAAAAACCGGCAGTCGGCTCAGTTATCAAAGTCGTTTATATTATTTCATCAGGTCCTGGCGCGAATAATGTCGGCGTTTTTAATCAGGCGACTCGAATCGAGAATATGACAGTTGAGTCTATTATTCCGCTGTTTCCAGCCGCCGGCGGAGCTTGGTCAGAATCAAATGATTCTATTAAGTACAATGCTAAATTATTTTATGAAGCTCAAGGCAGAGCAGTAACTCTAAACGATTATCAGCATTTTGCTAAACAAGCATATCCGAATTATGCGAATATGAATGTATGGCCTGGCGAAGATAATATTCCGCCGATCTTCGGTAAAGTCTTCATTTCAATCCAGCCAAAACACGGATTGTTTGTGAGTGATTACGATAAGAAGGAAATTAAGAAATACATCCAAAGCAAAAACATTCTCACGATTAAGCCGGAAGTTGTCGATCCTGATTATTTGTCACTAGACCTGGTAGTCAATATCAAATGGCAAGGATCTAACGGGACTATTAATCAAGATGCAAAAACTGCGATTGAAAACTATTTTAAAGAAAAATCTACATTCAACAGCCATATTGAATATTCTAGATTAACTGCAGCAATTGACCAATCGAATAAGAACATTATTTCGAACTCTGTTTCGTACATTCTGAAAAGACGATTTAATCAATTATCTAACAGCTCTCTGCCATTTTATAACGCGATTGTTCCTGGGTCACTTGCATCTGAAGAATTCACATTTAACAATTTTTCAAAATGCAAAATAATCGACGATTCCGGAATTATTAAAATCATTAGCTTTTTTGATAATCAAGGCGTCACCGTTGACCCGGATATCGGAACGATTAACTATGAAACTGGTTTGATTATTATAGATTCGTCAAAATTATCAATCCGGCAATTATCCACAACGCTGTATGCTAAACCCGCGTCGCAAAATATTAAATCGGATAAAAATTGCATTATAAATATTTCCGACGTGAAAATTAATCAATCTAGGCAATAATGACTGTAGAATCTAAATTTCGCACAATTTCGAATACAATCGAGAAGGTTATTCCCGTATCTGTATTCGAAAACCTTCATTTTGCTAATTTATTTGAAGCATACTATAGATTCTGCGAAGAAACTGGCCAATACTATAAAGAATCTAGATTACTAGCTAATTCGATCGATATTTCTACGGCAGACGAAAAATATCTAAAATCATTCAAATCTGAAATGATGCGGTTGTTTCCTGACGATATTCATACGAATTTAAGATTCTTTTTACAGTTTACTCATGCGTTCTATAACAGTAAAGGATCTTTAGATAGTTTTAAATTCTTATTCAAAGTTCTTTATGACTCAGACGATGTAGATATTACATATCCGTCCGAATATATTTTAAAAAGCTCTGACGGAGAATGGTCGAGCAGGTTTTTAATGAAAATTGAAAACTTCTTTGATTTAAACTCTGATGGAGAATTAGACACTTCTGAATCAATCATTGGAAAATCAATAACTGGAGTAACTTCAAAGGCCTCAGCGTTTATTTCAGATATTGTATCCTATGATGCAAACATGATTGAACTTCATTTAGAACTGCTTGATGGTGAATTTCAATTAGATGAAATTGTCAAAATATCTTCTCTAGATCCAGCAAACCCGGTGAAATTATCGGCTCGAGTTATTCCTTCTTTGAGCTCATATAAAATTATCGACGGCGGATCTGGGTATATTGCGAACAAAAAAATTAATATAAAATCTCCAGGAGACGGGTATTATTTTTCAGCTAAGATTGGATCTGTTGATCCCCTAACTGGAAAAATATTATCAATTGACATTCTTGATTCGGGCTACAATTACCTATACTCTATGCCTGAATTGAATCTTGACGATATTCTCATGTTCAATACTGACGAATACCTTCAGGATGTTCCGTATTATGCAAATCAGAACAACAATCCGAGCTATTATCAAGAATGCGAGTGCTCGATTCTAAGCCCTGTCGTTAGATATACTTCCGTCTTTAGAGCAAACGCCCAAAAACGTAAAGTTGCTACAATCGAATTAATTAATCAGGCGGTCTATAAAGAAAGCGGGCAATATACCACTGATAGATCATTTTTATCAGACGATTGGAAACTTCATGATGGCTATTTTTATCAAGAATATTCATACGTAATTAATACGAATATTGATTTTGCGAGATTTAAAAAGCCTATAACAGATTTAGTTCATCCAGCTGGAACTAAAATGTTTTATGAAAATAGCGAAATTGCTGATCTTTCGATTGATGCTCGAAACGCGCCCGTATCAATCGAAGCTTCCGCGCTGGCTGATGCGTGCCAGTTTGGAAAATTATTTCCCGCACTAGAAAATAATCCACCGACATATCCAAACTGGAGCGCCGATAAGATCGGATGGAATGAAGATCTGGATGCTCTTAAAATTTCTGTGTATGGAAGCGCGGCCCATTTTAATCAGGCCGCTAAAATTAGAATTTACGTAAACGATAATTTAAACACTCAGACTAGCACAATTACTGAAACTACAATTAAAACATCAAACAATTCGGTTGTAATTGAACCGGTCTCAATCCTTGGTCACCCGCTGCCAGATTTTAATCATACGAAAGATCCTACGCTGGCAGCCCCTGCGCCTTCCTCATGGCAGCAAAATGGAAATAACAACTGGCACGGAGTAATTGAAATACCTAGCGCTTTATTGACAGAAGGTGCTCAAGATATTTCGCTAACAGGCACGGTTATATTTCCTAACAGAATTTTAGCATTTCCGGATGCCATTGGATTGTATACTAATTGCGGGATTATGTGCGGAACATTTTTAACTCAAATCCCGGATAAAACAATACTTTGGGATTCTTTGCCTGATCCTGCTCCAGATCCAACGCCTACTCCGACGCCAATTCCTGCTGGTCCTGCCGATGTACCGCTAGACGATTTTGATTATGCTGTTATTGAATATTCATGGACCGGTTCGAATGGTGTAGATCTTGATACCCGGACATATATTTCGTCTCCGGATCGCAAAATCAAAACTGTCGGCTGGAATCGACTGCCTAATGACGAAGAATATCTAACTTGGGGCGGTGATAATACGTCATATGGCTCAGAAGCTGTTATGTGTAACGTCAATATTATGAAAACTGCATTTACCGAAAATGAAATTAAAGTATCTTTAAATGCATTCTGGTTTGGTATGTCCTTTGATCGAATGTTTAATGTATCATTCAAAACATATAAAAATGGTTCAATGGTAAAAAATGGATTTACCTGGATCAATAGCGGTGGCCAGGCGGTGCAAATCTTGAATTTCCAAGCCATGGCTGATAATAGTCAAGCCGGCGCGGATATAGACGGATTCACTTTGGGCGAAATTATATATACTCGCGCGACCAATTCTTTCACGCTTAGAAAATATTAATAGGACTATTTTAAATGGCTGATCTTACTATTACACCTAAATGGAATACTGCTATTAATATGGTTGAAAACGGCCAAGTTATTAGCGGTGGCGTAAACGGAAACGCAAACATCGCGACTCGGCAATTAGGAGAAAACATTTTCTTCCTATTTGACGCCATGAATATTATTCAAAGTACAATGGAAACGAGCCAATCCGTTGACGCAAAAATTCAAAATTTAATCACTGGAACGATTGGAGAACTTTCAAGTCTTCAGACAAGTAATAAATCCAACATTGTAGCGGCGATTAATGAAATTCTCAATACTGGTTCTGCCGGAACAGCATATGTTGATAATTCAATTAACAATGCTAAAACAGAAATGACTAACTTAATGACTCAAAAAGATGATGATTTAAGAACAGAATTACTTGCCGACATTCAACAAAACGTTGATGATTTGACGGACATGATCAACAATGTTGATTTGAACAATGCTCAAGATTTTCAAACAATCACTTCTGATATTTCGCAGCTTCAATCTGACGCAACTGGATTACGTGCCGACACCGACCAAAACACAGTAGATATTTCAGAGCTTGAGATTACAGCAAATGGTTTGCGCACTGACAC